CTTCCTCATATACTTTTCATTGTACATGAGGTTGTTCAGAATAGTATTCTCAATTGCCATTAGTTTCCTTGTAATCTTCGATTGCTTTTGACAGTATATCAGAAATGATCAGTTGAAACAACTCCACAAAGTTAGATTTGTCAAAATCTTCTTTGACCATACCATCAGGAAAGTTTACGATATGAAAGTCAACTTGCAACTCGCCAGATGTGTCATCCTTGAACTCAACCCCCTCAATCTGAATGACTGCATCCTTGTACTCGCCTTGAGTGATTTCTACACCCCAACTAGCATTACCAACTGCCCAGGGGCGATATAGTTCATTAAGCGTTGTCATATTCTGCCTCAATATCTTGTGTGGTTACATCCTGCATGATTGCACTTGTTGATACCTTGAACTTATTTTCAACATAGGAGTTGAACTCCTTTGAGGTCAGAATGGGCAACCAAAATTCTTTGTTGTTGGTATCTGCAAGACGATACTTCTTGTCCTCTCCTGCCTTTGCATACCAACCATTGCTGGGTTTAGTTACGAACCCCCCATCTAGTGCAATGTCAAGAAGTCCCGACCATTTGCTGATGCCCCCGTCAAAAGAAACTTCAACAGGCAACTTTGACTTCTCACGAACATACCTTGACTTCTCTACATTGATGATAAAGTTATATCCTGTCAGTTCAGTCCCGTCTTTCTCTTGTTGACGACCGATAATGAAGATGTTGTCTGCAGAATAGTAAACACCTGTACCGCCCGACACCACATCCTTGGGATACAACCCAATCTCTTTGTAGGTATGATTGACCACGACCATAGGAATGTCCTTGATGGTCAAGTGAGGAGTCACCATACGAAACAATGACTTCAGTTGTTTTGCTCGAGACATATCTGCAACTGATTTGCCCTCAAGCGCATCTTCGACTTCTTTCTTGGATGCTAGATTTCCAACCGAATCCACAATAACCATAATGTGATCGCCCCGGTTAATACTAGAAAGCTGCGCCATAGAATCATGTTTTAGTTGCTCCACATCCGTGATAGGGGTATGAATGACACGCTCGGTATTGATACCAAACGAATCGAAATACGACTGAGGTGAACCGAACTCTGAATCATAGAAAAGAACGACTGCATCCTCGTACTTGTCTAGATACGACTTTGCCAACATTAGTGCAAACGCCGTCTTAAAGTGTTTTGAGGGTCCTGCAAAGACAGTCAATCCTGGGGTCAGGCCTCCCGTCAAACTACCTGACAATGCCACATTGAGAATGGGCACAGGCGTCTGAATCATATCCTTCTTGTTAAAGAACTTTGACTCAGACAACACCGCTGTTTCTTTGATAGTAGAGTTCTTCTTAAGTTTTTCTAGCAATGACATTTGGTTTCCTTATGCAAAAAGATCTTCTAGTGTCGCCTGTTGCTTTGCACTCCATCCCATACCACCCAGGATAGTTTCAAGTGGTTCAATAAACGACTTCTGAAACATTGTATTGTAGTCGATGAATTTTGTCAATCCCAACTCATCGGGCAATCGACTTACGAAAGCGATACAGTTTTCTCCGATGGGGTTAGGTTCCTTCAAGTACAGAAACTTTATCTTGTCCCCCTCTTGGATGGGTTCATACTTCTTTTCGAGTTTGTGCTTCTTCACATGAAAGTTGTATAGCAATGATCCTCGCACATGCATGGGAGTCGCCTGTTTATAGATGTTCGCAGGACAACCATACTTCTGCAAACCATTCACACCTCGAGGAAAGGCAATCTCGTGTGCCTTAAGTTTTTTGAAGTCATCCTCAACCTTCAGGATGTAACTTTGTAGTTGATTCTGTGTTGCTGTAAGTGCAAGACGAACTGCCTCACGCAGTGCCTCTCTAACAGGTTCAGGTGTCGATGACTTTACAATCTCGAGTCCCATGACCTTTAGTTTAGGTTCCTTGTACCTGACTCCTTCATTGTCATAGACATTCAGCGCATAGCGTTTCTTCGCAACCCAAATGCCACGATCTGCAATTGCCTCACGCTTGAAGTAGATCTTCTTCTCGAATGCATTGACATAGGATGCCATGCCATCACAAGAATCGTTAATGACCTTGACGATCTTCTCTTCACAGATTTTGTCTAGAATTTCGATCAACTTCTCTTTAGGAAGATTTGAGTAGAACTTTTTGACTAGAGGATCGAGTGTGATATAGCAACTGTCTGTATCGCTGTAGAAAGAATAGTCAAAGTTTTTTGTTCCGCAAACTTTGTTAAGGTATTCGTTAAGTGCCTTACCTACTCTCTGGATTATATATTGACCTGTGAGCGTGATACCTTCTGCAATCCGATCATCATAGAATCTAAAGTATTCGTTGCCCCATGCACCAAACAGCGAGTTCAACTGAATCTTTCTAGCCATCTGAAAGTTGTTGTACTTCGAGATATCTTTCTGATGTTTCTTATCTTTAGTTTCCTCGTATTGCTTTTGAGCAGCAATCATTGACTTCTTGTATCGCTGTCTGTCATCAAACAACTTCTGAACGATCTCAGGAAACAATCCTTGCTTGTCTCGACGGTAGAAGTATCCATTTGCCGCCATGCAATCGTCATCGTTCAAATCAAAGGTATGGTGCACCATTCCGTCAATCGTTGTATCGAATGTCTTTCCTCGAACCATTGTCTCAGGAGACATGTTCCATTGCATGATGATAGAAGGATACAGAGAAGTTGCATCGAAAGAAACTACCCAATCATACTTTCCGGGAACTGGTTCCTTAACGAAGGCACCAATGATTTGCCTACCGCGCCTTGACTCATCCCGCTGATGAACCACAACCCCTTTGTTCCAGCAATGATTGTACAGAATACAATCCCAAGTTCGCACTGCCGAGAACACATCATTGTAGTTACACTTGGCATCATACGCCATAGTGATGATGAGTTCAATGAGTCGCAGTTTATCTTCTAGTTGGTCGACTAGTTCAACATCAACCACATTGTACTCTACGAATCGTTGCCAATCGTTGCGATAGAACTCTCGAAAGGTATCATACTCATGGGTTAGCTTTTGCTTTCCAAGTTCGACCTTTGCGATATGATCTAGTTTGTCTGATTCTTGTCGTGTGTAAGTAAACTTCTTGTAGAGATCGAGATAGTCAAGAATCGAGATGCCTAGAATGTCAAAGGCGATAACCTGCCTACCCATGCGCTCGAATGACTTGTCATTGATAACACCCCAAGGAGACAGGCGCCGAACCTCACTCTCGCCCAAGACCTTTTCGATCCGGCGAATTAGGTATGGGATATCAAACACCTCGCAATACCAACCAGTCAGAATGTGAGGATAGTCCTGTTGGATTAGCAAGACAAACTTTTCAAGCAGATCGCGCTCATCCCGACACTGTACATACTGGTGATTGTCCTGCTTCACCTTGAAGGGTTCACATCCGAAGGTGATAAGTTCCTTACTATTTGCATTCTGCAAAGTGATGAGAAGGACTGCCTCGATGGGATTAGTTACATCAGGAAATCCATGCTCAGCAGATGTCTCAATGTCAATCGAGTAGATAAGCAACTGAGACATGTCGAACTGTATCTCATCAGGATAGTTCTCTGAGATGTATTGATAGGCAAAGTTCTTGTTGCCGTAGATTTCAAAGTTCTCTACTTCAGAATACTGCTTGATGAAATCTTTAGCTTCGTTGATATCACCGAACTCGATTCGCTCAAGATAGTCGCCAAACAGAGACCTGAACTCTGTTTTGTTCTTGCCCTTGACAAAGAGAGATGGTTTGAAAGGAACCTTAGTGGTTGTCTTATGTCCTTTCACAATGCCTCGAAATAAAATCTTACTGCCATACTGCAAGACATTAGTGTAGAAGTTAGACATAGGTTCTCCAAATGAAGAAAGGCAGCAAAGCTGCCAAAATGGTGGGCCCCCTGGGAGTCGAACCCAGCACCAATGGATTATGAGTCCACTGCTCTAACCAACATGAGCTAGAGGCCCGATATGGTGCCCGAAACCGGATTCGAACCGGTACGCTTTTTGAGCGGCAGATTTTAAGTCTGCTGTGTCTACCTTTCCACCACTCGGGCATAGTTCACTTAGAAGGATTCAGCATGAACTTTTGTAGAAGTTGCTGTGCTTCCTTCGTATCCTTTACCTCATCATTATAGTCGACCTTCATGGTTCTGACCATAACATCCATATTGAACTTTAGAAAGTAAGAGTCTTTTTTATTACTTTTAGCTGACAAGTCAAAATTCATTCTACCACCTCATAGGTAACCTCGTAACCGCCTTTACGCTCTGTAACCCAATCATCATGTCGCTCGTAGTCGCCTTGATTGATAAAGTCGAGAGCATCCCAATCATCTTCATCGAGAAGTTGCTTAAAGTTTTCTAGTGATTCGAATTGGTCAATGATTTCTTCTTCATCCAATTCGTAGGTGAACTCACTAACGACTGTATGGAATTCTTTTTTGATAATTTTCATTAGCTAAACTCCCTCGCTGAAAAACTGTATCCTTCTTCATCATCCCAATCATATTCGGGATTGAACCAAGTGTGCCCATACTTATCCGGCTTTCTACCTTCATCATTGTGAATCTGGTTCTTACGCCCACGATCATTTACAAAATTTGGAGACTTTTGATTCTCAATGTATTCCACAAACCAATCGTAGTCGATTCGTTCACGATACTCGTCCATGATGATCTTGTCTTTCAGAAATTCTTTCCATTGTTGCCAAGAGACAAGACGTTCTGGTCGATAACCTTGAAACGAGAATGCCCAACCAAATGAAGATTTGCCGATATGATACTCTTCATCATACCGGTCACAGCATTCACAGTGGTTAGAAGCAACATAATAATTAGTTCCCATCATTCAACTCCAAAATGTTTCTTAATCTTACGCAAAAGGTCGACTCGTTCCATATCCCAACCCAACTGCTTTGTAGCCATAACAACATTACTGCCGGGACGATCTATCATATCTTGACATTGCTGTGCATGGCGAAGTTGCACATCAATCATACCTTCAATAAGTTCAATTTCTCGTTCTGATAAGGTCATTCTCCAATCCTTTCTTTATACTCTTTCGTGGGAGTGTAGGGAAAGGTCACCGGGACACGACTTTCAATACTGGTAAAATGACTCTTATATCGTTCACCAGTTTCCTCATCAATTCGCCAATCATAGAACACGATACCATCAATGTCATATGCTCCATTATTATCTTTGAACACATGACTACACCGTTTGTTCTGAAACAGCGGACCATTGTCTCGGCC